TGCTACGCAATAAATTACAAAAACCTAAAATGAAAGAGACTTTAAAACATAAGCAAGCCTTTGATTATTATTATGCTTGCGGAGAAAAGAGAAGGCAAAAAGAAGTTGCGGAAAAGTTCGGTGTTTCCGATACCACAGTTTACAAATGGTCAAAGGCGTTTAATTGGAAAAAACGAATCCAGACGAGAGATAACCGTATTGCCCAGCGTATGGAACGCATGACAGATACCCAGATACTTCATGAAAAACTTCAATACAGAAAAATCGTACGAGCAGTGATCCAAAAATGTCTTATTAAAAATCCAGATGGAACGATGGACGTAAAGATTGAACCAGAATCAATAGCAGACCTTGAGAAAGCGATTAAACTGGATTTGTTATTAATAGGTGAACCTACTGAACGGCAAGAAATTATATCAAACAAAGAACGTATTGAACGTTTAAAGATACTTTTTCAAAAATATGAATTGGGAAAAGATGTATCCGAGTCTGGAGAAATGGGAGAAGATTCTCCCGATCATGTCCGATGAGGACAGGGCGGAGTTCGACCGGTTGACGTCGCTGAAAACTGTGGCGGAGACCGAGGCGCCGGTGCCGTTCGACAAGCAGAAAGAAGTCATAGAATCGAAGGCGAAACGAAAGATTGTGAAGGCTGGAAGACGAAGTGGCAAGACTGTAGGGGCTGGGATTATAGGAGTGAATGCCTTCGAGGATGGGTTACGGGTGTTGTACGCCGCACCGACACAGGAGCAGATCGAGCGGTTCTGGGTGACCGTCAAGCGGTCGTTGCAACCGAAGATCGATGCCGATGAATACTACAAGAACGAATCGAAGCACATCATCGAGAAGACGGGAACGGAACAGCGCATCAAGGCAAAGACCGCGTGGAACGCCGACACTCTGCGGGGCGACTATGCCGATTTACTCATACTGGACGAATGGCAGTTGATGGACGAGGACGCCTGGGAACTGGTCGGGGCGCCGATGCTCCTTGACAACAACGGGGACGCCATATTCATCTTCACCCCGCCGTCGTACAGGACGCGGAGCGTATCCAAGGCGCGCGATCCGCAACACGCGATCAAGATGTACCGCAAGGCCAAGGAAGACAAGTCCGGACGGTGGAAGACGTTCCATTGGACGAGCCACGACAACCCGACGATTTCCGAGGAAGCGCTGGACGAGATCACCGAGGACATGAGTGGGATCGCTTATAGGCAGGAGATTCTGGCGGAGGACATCGATGAGGTTCCCGGCGCGCTGTGGACGCGGACGATGATCGAGGAAACGCGGGTCAAGGAATACCCGGAACTGACCCGGATCGTGATTCCCATCGATCCACAGGGCAAGGTCAGGGAATTCTCGGAAACCGGGATCGTGCCATGCGGCCTTGGGACGAATGGCCACGGGTACATTTTGTCGGACGATTCGCTCAACGCATTGCCGAAGGTTTGGGGTGCACGTGCAATTAAGGCCTATGAGGTATGGGAGGCCGACCGGATCGTGGCAGAGGTAAACTTCGGAGGAGACATGGTCGAGGCCGTCATAAAGTCCATTGATGAGGACGTACCAGTTAAGCAGGTCAGAGCATCGCGGGGAAAGATGATCCGGGCGGAACCGGTGTCCGCACTATGGGAAAAGGGCAAGATTCATATAGTCGGCCATCTACCGATTCTTGAGGACGAGATGTGCGGATACACGCCGGAATCGCGGATCAGCCCGAACCGTCTTGATTCTATGGTCTGGGGAATCACCGAATTGATGTTAGGCAAGAAGCGCGGGGCGCCACGGATGAAGGCGAGCTCGTCGCGGGACGCGCAGGAACCGGAAGGATTTATGGATAAGTACCGATGAAGGAGGTGATGTGGAATGGATACGTGTCCTAAATGCGGGCTGTCCGCAATGTTATGTCATTGTCCAATGTAATCATGGTGGGCTGTCGCATACCGCAATAACGCAGGCAAATTTTAAAGCAAGGAGATTGAAAATAGCGAAGGAGAGAAAGATGGATTTCGATACATGGTGGTGGGAACAAGATAAAAATCACAATATGCCACATTGGATGCGATGCGTTGATTTGATTAAAGCGATGGCACAATATGCTTATGAAGCTGGATTCGAACAAAGAAAACAAGCCGACATATTAAAAGAAAAACCGTTTTTTGAGCGCCTTGATGAATTGGACAAGATTATAGAGGAAGGTGAAAAAGATTGCAAAGAATATAAAATATGTAATTATTGCGGGAAACGCCATGCGGATCATTATAAGTGTTGGTTGAACTACAACGCCCGAGTGCGGGATGACGACGAACCGGTGGAACGCGACAAGTGGGAGGCCGACGAACATCGCCACGAATGTCCGTACTGCTTCGGAGAGATTAGAGTTTTGCTATATAAGTATCAAGACATAGTAAAGGAAGTCAAAATTGAAAGGACGAATTGATGACTTTAATAGACCGATGTCCTAAATGCGATTGTGATTTTAAGGAAGTAAGACCGGACAAGGAATATGAACACAAACATGATAAGTTAATAATAAAATGTGAAGATTGTGGTTACAGCTGGCGTCAAGACCCTTATGATAAAATAACAAATAAATTATGCAACGACGCGACTTTTCAGAAGACATGATCCAAGTCTCGGCATGGTTGCCGGACACCAAGAAGAACATGGAATGGCTTAAAGGTGAGACGCGCCACTACGGGGAAAAGTACGCCGTGGAGATCAGAAAAAAGGTCTACCATCACGGCGGCGACCATTACGCGCTGTTTAGATCAAGGGAGGAGAAATGATCATTACATTCGAAAAGGGGCACGTGGAATTGCCTGATATTTGGGTGATAGCCGGTGAAAACATTCCTGAAGAAAAGAAGCAGGAACTTAATAATGGCATGGTTGATCTGTTTTCAGGATTTCGGTCGGTAGTGGATTGCATGATGACCGTGGCTATACAATCGGCGAAAAACGGCATCGATTATAATGATTTTTTAGATGAAATTAATGCAATATTCCAAGCCTTCGAGGTTCGGCTGAAGGCAAGATGTATGGAACAGATCGACAAAAACGAAAGGAAAGAAAATGAGCAACCCATTAAATGAGAAAGAGGTATTAATACTAAAAAATGATATGCTCAAAAGACACTTACAAGATATGCGCGGTCAATATGCGGAACAAACATTATTCACGAATGAACAGATCGCGCTGCTGGCGGCAACTAAAATATCAGAAATGCCGGGACTTATAATTGACATAGCTGAACGATATTACGATTGGCTCGAAAGCAAAAAGAAAGGAAAGAAAACGAATGAATAAAATAAGTGTAATCATCCATGCGATCAGGCGAGCAAAAAAAGCCGGACTGTCGGTTCAAGAATTAGGCCGCGCAATGATTAAGGCGGCTGATCAAGCACAACAGTTTAGCCTTAGTATGGATGAACTGTCCCATGTAATGAAAGGAAGGAAATGAAAGTATTGCTCGCAGAAGTCCTTAGAGTCAAAATCACCGATTTATTAAAGGAACACAGCACCTTTGATGATGAGATCAGAACGGCGTTGGTTGACGTAATAGTCGGAGTCATTATTTTGGTTACTTTGGTTTGTTCGCACGTTGCCATTAAAGTTACTAAGGCAACCCGCGGTGAAAGGGAGGACGAATGATAAAATATATAAGAATTGCCATATTGATAATGTTAATTATTAATTGGATATTAATCTTACGAATAATGATTTTATCAATATTCCAAATTAAATTCAGAAAACAAATAGAACAAATCGAAAGGCTCTCAGGTGATGAAAATGGATGCCACCGAGAAAGACCGGATCAGAAGCATGATCGAAAACCAGAGGAAACGACATGAAATGCAGGGATCACGGAGGCCGGTTCTGGAGGCTATACGCGACGTGGAGCCGTTGACGGACTTTTCTTTTCCATACTTGCGCGTAATCTATTATGATAACGGGAGATAACTGTATATGACGTAAAAACACAAATAAAAGACTTAGCAGTATATATAAGAAAAATAATTCTTGACATTTTCCCCGAAAATTACAATATTCCGAATGATGGTTTAAGTTCCTTTAGGATTAGGGGTAAACGTGGCGGGTTAATGACCCGCCACAAATTAAAAAGGAATGCCATGAACCTGCCTTTCGGACTGCAAATCACAAGATCAAGACCTCAACCTAAACAGCCAGAACAACGCCGCAGTCGTGCGCGTTCTCAGACCCGCGACGCATTCGCCGACGCATATTCTTCGTACTTCAACGCCTATCAACCCCTGAAGATGAACATGGGGCTTTTTACTTTGATCCGTTCGCAAATACCGTTCTTCAATGTGGCGATCCTGAAGCTCGTCAAGCTGATCGGCGATCCCATAATCCGGGCGGAAAGCGAAAGCGTCCAGACCCTTATAGACGATTTCACCGAGAAGGTGAAGGTGAACAATTTCGGACAGGGCTTGGGAGTGTGGCTTGACGAGATCGTCGATTCGACCTTCGAGACCGGCATGGGATGGGGCGAACTGGTTCTCACCGAATCGCTGACCGACATCCACAGCCTGAAGATCGCCAATCCCCACGACCTCCGGTTCGTGAAGGACAAGGAATCCGGCGAACTGAAGCTGGCGACCTTGGATGAGGACGGTTGGACGGTCAGGACTTTCGAAAATCCCGATCAGATTTATTACCTTGCGTTCGACCGGCGAAAGGGGCATCCACAGGGGTACAGCCTCATTTATTCGTGCGTCTATCCGTCGCAGGTCTTCATACGATGGGAGAAGGGATTCGAGAACTTGGTGTGGCGCGCCGGCGATCCGATTTACTTCGCGAAGATAATGGGCGGCGAGGGCGAATCGAAGCCCCACGAGCTCGACCAGTTGCGGGACTCGGTGATGGACGAACTGGCCGAGGTGATGAAGGCGCGCAAATCTGGAAAGGCCAAAGACCTCGGCGTGTCGTACCCGTATGGCGGAGACGCGGACGTCAAGACTTTGGGATCGGACATAAGGCTTCCGCGAACCGACGAATCGGTGAGGACGATTCTCGAGCAGTTGGTGGCGAACACGGGACTCCTGCCAGTTCACTTGGGGATAAGCTGGGCGACCACGGAAAGAATGAGCCAAATACAGCAGGACATCTTGCAGTCGAACATACGGTCGCAACGGGAGCGGATCACGCCGATCATACGGAGGATCATCGACACCGCGCTGATCGTGAACCGTAATGCAGGCGCGAAATACGAGATCGACTGGCCGCCGGTCACGTTGATGGACGAGACGGACAAGGCCGAGGCCAAGAAGAACAACATGGCGGCTCTGGAGTCGTTGGTCAATTCGTTGGTGACCATGATCGAAATGGAAATGGCCACACAGGAGAGCGCCGAGGAAATGCTCGCCAACGAGGGATTCGACGTGACCAAGATGCCGAAGGATTGGTTCACCAAGGCGAAATCGAAAGGATGGCTCCGACAGATGACAAAGGAAATGATGTGATCGAAACCGCCGAAAAACATATAAGTCGATTGACTTCTATTCGAGTTGATGAAATCGCACGTAAAGTATCAATCGCGAAAGGTCTGGAAATACCGCCGGGCATGGAGTCCAAGACATTCGAATGGTGCGGTCATAAGGGAACGACCCCGAATTGGCACGAATTGGAACTGGCATCCCGGAAACATCGGTGGCCGAAAGTCCGCAAGTTGCAGGTCGATTTCTTCCGGGCGTTCATGGAGGAAGTGACCGAGATCGAGATCGAGGTATTGAGACTGCTGAACCTTCCCGACATAAACGAAGTGCGACGGGCTGAATTTCAGGACGAAACCGAGGGATCGGGGCGATTCAGATTCACGGATCGTATGAGCAAGGAACTCGGAAAGCTGTTCAAAAAATGGCGCGAAGAAGTGCTGGGGACGGAGGGCGCCAAACAGGTCGAGCCGATGGAGGCCATTTACCCGTATTATATGCTTAGTGCTTTTTCGATTGGCGCCGACAAGACGTACAATGACGTGCTTAAAGATCTTCCCGGATACCTTGATCCTGAGCAGCTTGAGGCGGCGCGATTGTCGGCGACTATGGAAAATCCATATTTAAGAGGTGTTTTTGAGGAAGGAGGGAAACGAATAAAAACCGAACTCGGTAGAAAACATATCGCGAGGGTTAATACTGAATTAGTTTTTATGGCATCGGAAGGGACGAATCCTATCGAAGTTGGACGATGGCTTCATCGAGACATCGGCGAAGGGAAGGCATGGTATTGGAAACGCATCGCACGGTCTGAGAGTGCATTGGCAATCGATGCGGCGTTCTCGGCGTCGGCGGAAAAATACGGGATACCTTATGAACGTTTTAGCACTGCGGCCAATGCTTGTCCAATTTGTATGCAATTTTCAAATGATATATGGCGAGTTGATGAAGGCCCTCACCCAGTTCACGACACTCATCCCCATTGTGTCGAAAAACATTGTAAAATATATACACAATATGGATGGAAATCGATTTATAAGATTCAAGTTGGAGAATTAGTATTAACTCATACTGGTAAATTCAAAAAGGTAACCAAATTACATATACATATTGAAAATGATCAACCAATGATAGAAATAAGTTATCGAAATGAACCATATACAAGAAGTCGGAAAGTCACGAAATTAGTGTCGTTAAAAATATCAGATAATCATCCGATAAGCATCAATGGGAAATGGAAAGAAGTCAAAAATATTAAAATAGGAGATTGTGTTAGAATTATAGCAAACAGATGCAATTATTGTCGTAAATTAATACCTTATACAAGATGGGGAGAAACATATGGATTCCCATCAACTCATTGTACTATGTTTCATTTTGCAAATGATTTTGGGGAACAAGACATAAATACCCATCCATCTGATTTTTTAGAGATTCCAATTGAAAAAATAAGGCGATATAATAAAAAACGGATTACTCTTTATAATCTATCAGTCGAAGATGACGAAAGTTATATCGCTAAAGGTTTCGTGGTTCATAACTGTTTATGCGTTCGGACGGTGATGTTCGTTCCCGACAAGCCGGTACGGGAACCGTGGACAAGACCGAGTCCTTATGATGTGCCATACACGCGGGACGACATTCAGGCGCTATTGGAGGTGGCATGAGAAAAAAAGAAGAAATAGAACGAATTGATCTTAATGAATTTCGGGATAAAGGATTTTTACAAGAGGTAAACAGACAATTTTTTCATCCATTAGGTCTTGCGTTAGAGGTTATTGTTGACAAAGAAAATGGATCAGTCTTAAGATTAGGTGGGATTTGGGATGCAAGAAATGATCCTGAAGGAATGTTTATGGCTGATATGTCTGATCCAGAATCAATAAGAAAAGCCGAAGAAGTTAAAAAATTATATGATGAAAAAGCGGATTACAGAATGAATAATTATGGTTTTGTGATACAACCAATAGGACATAAGTTTAAATGAAAACACGTCTGGCACGTCCGCCCACGAAACCGAGGGGCGATCCGAAAATCATCAAGTGCGACTGGTGCGGATTGGATGTATTCGCTGTAAACGCTTATACTCATGCCAGAACATTAAAACGGGGACATAAGATTTGCGTAATCAAAGAGGAGCCGATGTTCGGCAAACGAAAGGAAACGACATGAATCTCGACAATGAATTATTCAAACCGCTGACCCCGGATGAAATGAAAAAGGTCAACGAGTTCGCCAAGAAGCATCTATGGTACAGGCAGATGATCCAATTCCAAAAGGACATCCTTGAATTGACTATATTAATCGCCAACAAGGCGGGGATAGCAGTTCAGGGATCAGACGGGGTTGCGGTGCCGCAAATGAAAATAATATTACCGCCACAACCGGGGAAGAACTGATGGGCGAATTTATATTTGTACGATCAACTCAATCTCGCTACGGATTAGAAATAGTGTGTCGTCCGAGCGAAAAATTCAAGATCGAATTGAAAGAGCTGATCGCGGCAAAAATGGACATAAAAAATATGGCCATCCATTTCACGTTTAACGGAGGTTATGAAATCGAGGGGAGCACAAAGGCAGATACCTTCGATGGGCGGATCGTTGGATATAAAATCAAAAAGGATGAATTTTATATATTTGCGGAAGTGTTTTCGATGGAATTCAAGGAAGGACGAATGCCACCGAAGGCGATTGTGAACATCCAATTGAATCCACGTTTGAATACACAAAAGATAGGCGATCAGTTATTTGAAAACGGAATAATAATGGATATTGACAAGCCATCATTTGGATATGCGGACGTTGTCATAACGTAAAGGAGTAACCCATGCCAGCGGTCAAATGCAAAAAATGTGGTACACCGATTTCGGTGGCCGTGAACGATTATCGGAAATATTTGGCAGGAAACAAGAAGGCCGTGCCGGAGAAATGCCCGAAGTGCATGTACCCCAAGCGGTTCGGGAAAAAAGAGGACACGACCGGCGAGAAAAAGGATAGGATGTTCGGGAAGGGTTTCGAGGGCACGAAGGACGCCAAA